TTTCTACCCTATTCTTCCACTCCCACCGTCACGCCGGACTTGAATTCCACCGTAAACTTGTCCGCGTAGACGGTGATTTTCTGAATCAGCCGTTTGACCAGAGTCTCGTCAAATTCAGTGAGTTTGTTCGGCTGAGCGGCGATGAAGTTCTGCAATTCCCGGATGCGGCTTAAGGTTTCATCCTGCAGCGCGTTTTCGGATTCGGATTTCTCTTTCTGTGCGCGGAGCCGAAAAATCTCATCTGTGATGGCCTTGTAATCGTCCTGATTGTTTACTTTTTTGATGAGCTCTATTTGCAGTTCTTCCAGCCGTCTCTGAATCCCCTCTGGCGAAAGGGTATCTGTTTGCCGTACGGCAGCGGCGATATTCTGCTGCAGGGCGTTTGTGAAGTGGTCTTTATCTTCAAGAACCTGATTGATTGCTTTTACGGAAGCATCCTGCAATACGGTTTCATTCACCGTGCGGTTGTAGCAGGGCTCTTTTGCCGAAGTGGACTCCAACCGGCTGATGCACCGCCAGACAATGGATTTTTTACCCCGGTTGTACCAGTGAATCCGGCGGTAAAGCTCTCCACATTCCCCACAGTAGACCATCTGCGCGAATGGGTGGCTGCAGGAGAAATTCCTTTTTCTGTCGGAAGGGCTGACATACACCACGCGGCGGCGGACCAGTTCTTCCTGCACCTGCATGAAGATGTCCTTCGGAATAATGGCTTCATGGTCTGCTTCCACATAGTACTGCGGTACCGTGCCGTTATTCTTGATTCGCTTCTTGGTAAGGAAGTCGACCGTATAAGTCTTTTGAAGCAGGGCATCGCCCATGTACTTTTCGTTGCGGAGAATTTTGTTGATGGTACTGGTGTGCCATTTCGTATTTCCGGCTCCGGTGAGGATGCCATCCGCCTCAAGCCCGATAGCAATCCTGCCCATGCTGGAGCCTTCGAGGTATTCGCGGTAAATTCTCTTTACAATCTCTGCCTGATCCGGGTCAATGATGAGATGGCCATTTTCGTCTTTGGTATAACCGAGGAACCGGTTGTGATTGACCTGCACTTTTCCCTGCTGGTAGCGATATTGCAGGCCGAGCTTGACGTTTTGCGAAAGGCTCTGGCTTTCCTGCTGTGCGAGCGACGCCATAATCGTCAGGAGCACTTCACCTTTCGCGTCCAATGTATTGATGGATTCCTTTTCAAAGTAAACCGGGATGTTCTTGTCTTTCAGCTGCCGGATGTATTTCAGGCAGTCCAGCGTATTCCTGGCAAAGCGGCTGATGGACTTTGTGATAATCATGTCGATGTTCCCGGCCATGCAGTCGTCAATCATCCGGTTGAATTCATTCCGCTTCTTGGTATTGGTGCCGGAGATTCCGTCGTCGGCATAAATGCCCGCGAATTCCCACTCCGGATTCCTCTGGATGTACTCCGTGTAGTGCTTGACCTGCGCGTCATAGCTTGTTGCCTGTTCATCGCTGTCCGTGCTGACCCGGCAGTAGGCCGCAACTCTCAGCCGTGGATTTTCTTCTGCTCTCTCATTGTTTCCGACCTGCCTTTTGGCAGGAATGAGCATAACTTTTCCCATGAATCTGCCTCGCTTTCAATCCGCCCATAAAGGTATTCCGCCTGCAGAACCGGATCATTAAAATGCTTTTCTGCAGGTTTTACGGAAAACCTCGTCGGTAGTATCTGTTGAGCTGTTTTCTGTCTCCTGTTCTTCCGACCGAGCTTCTCGGCGCGGCTTTCCAACTCTTCCTCTGCTTTCTGAAATGTATCTGTATCAATGATTGCCGGATAGAAATCATCACCGAGATAATGCCGGTTTCTCATGATGCGCTTTGCCGAGCAGTGGTATATTTCAATACCGGCTTCTTTGGCGGCTTCGGTAAGGGAAAGTCCGGAAAGATAGCTGGCGTAAAGCTTTCGTATTTTTCGGGCATTCTCTTTATCAACGACGGCAATTCCGTTTTCAATCCGGTATCCGAATGGTGTATGTCCCATGCGCTCATATCCTTTCTGTCAGCGTCAGGCCGCACTTCAGCTCGAAACAGAGCTCATTTCTGGATTTTACAAGAATGCGGTTAACGAATTTTTCAAAAAGCACCCCGTCAAAATCATCCAGCATGACGCCTTTTTCCGTAAAATGGAGAAGGGCAGCCGCTTCCGTAACCGTGTGGATGCCTTCACTTTTTCGGTTGTTCAGGGAATCAGCTTCCGCCCGGAGGTCGTCAGCCTGCATCAGGAGCTCATTCTTTTCTTTGCTGTAAAGGATTTTATCGAGGTATCCTTGTGCCGTGAGTTTCTGGAGCGTTTCACGCTGTTCGACATTCTGCAGCAAGAGCGTCTGAATTTTCTGGACGCGGCGAACCGCATCGTCGGCAGATGAGCTTTTGATGGCTTCAACATAAGGCTTCAGAATAAGACGATGCGCAAAGACCAGCTTGTTTATCATGGTGACAAAGGCAAGCTGAATTGCATCCTCTCTGATGAACTTCATCGAGCACTTGCTCTTGTCCTCAATGTGTGTTTTGCAGCACCATGCAGCATATTTGGAATCGCAGCAGGTGTGAATTCTCCTTTTGAATGTGCTGCCGCATTCGCCGCAGAGAATCTTACCGGAAAAAGGGTAACGATTCTGGTATTTGCGGTTTCTCTTTTCTACGCCTTTTTCAGCGGCGCGTTCACGAATGAGTGCCGCCGCCGCGTTGAAGTCTTCATGGCTGATGATTGCCTCATGATGGTTCTGTAATAAGTACCGGTTTTTCTCACCGCAATTGTGATGCCGGTTAAACTGGGAATCGGTATATATCTTTTGAAATAGGCAATCGCCGGTGTATTTTTCGTTTGTCAACATGCCGCGGACAGTCGTACTGGTCCAATGGCTGCTTCTCCTGCTGGGAATATGCCCGGCATTGAGCTTCTTTGCAATGGCAGGGCTGCTTTTCCCGGACAGCGTTTCAGAAAAAATCTGTTTTACAACTTGGGCCTGAGCGGGATTGATAACCATCTTTTCTCCGTCCCAGTCATAGCCGTAGGGTGGGTAACTGATTTTGAAGGTCCCGTTTTCAAATCGTTTCTGAACCGACCATTTGCCATTTTGCGAAATGGAAACAGATTCGTTTTGAGCCATACTGGAGAGGATGGAAAGGAACAGTTCGCTTTCCATTGCCCCGGTGTTGATGCCTTCCTTTTCAAAGTAAACGGGAATATTCAGTGTAAGAAGTTTTCGCGTCAGTTCAAGACAGTCAGCCGTATTCCGGGAGAAACGACTGATGGATTTGGTTAAAATGAAATTGATCTTTCCAGCTTTGCAGTCGGCCATCATTTTCCGTAGCTGCGGACGCTTCTCTTTCTTTGTGCCAGTGATACCTTCATCATAATAAAGCCCAGCGAACTCCCAGTCATCGCGCGACTTGATGTAACTTTCATAGTGCTCCTTCTGGGCCTTCAGGCTTTCTGCCTGTTCATCAGAATCGGTCGAAACACGGCAGTAAGCGGCTACGCGAAGCTTCTTGCCATGAAAATTGGCCTTTTTGTTTTCCTCAATTTTCGTGACCTTTTTCATGCACTCACCTCCTCTTGGTACGTCTATCTATCACTCTGAATGCCGGAACTATCAAGCAATTTTCGGCATGATTTCCACGTACAGAGGGGAGAAAGTTCTGCGGTTGATGTCCGTTAATTTGTTGAATTCAGCCTGTGAAATCAGACCGTTTGCGAGCATAATTTCCGCGACTTTCTGAGCGCGGTAGTAATTGAAATCACCCTGCAGCTTTTCCGGTGTAAAGAATCCGGTATGATCCGTTTTTGCTTCTTCTGTCATCGGTTATCCACCTCCACTTTTCACTGGAGATGGAGGAGCGACTTGAGCGGAAGAAAATAAAAAAAGCCTGCGGGCATTCCGATGAGGGAACACTCGCAGGCAAGGTAGATGCTGTACAATATGTTATTTTACTGGGATTTGCCTTTACCCTGTTGAAATCAATATAGCACTGTCACACCGATACATGAATTTCTATGGCAGCTATGTTACTTGTCCTCCTTTCCTTTTTCATCACGGCCATGGAGCTGTTCCAGCACAGTCTTGAGTTTTTCCGGTATCGGAAGTCCCAGGTGCGCCGCATTCTCTGTCAGAGACAGCCCTTCGTTTGAGAGATAGAAGAAGATGATTGCCGTCCGGAGCACGCCCGGCTGGCCGAGAACCTGCACGTCAATTACGTTTCCGATTCCAACCAGCAGAAAAATCAGCACCTTCCGGCAGATTCCCCTGAAACCGACCTCAGATGAGAGCTTCTTGTCTGAAACTGCGCACAGGACGCCGGTGATGTAGTCACAGATGACGAAGATAAGCAGCGCATAGAGCAGGCCGTCGCAGCCGCCGAGAAAATAGCCGAGCCACCCGCCGATGGCAGCAAACACAAATTGTATGGAATTCCAGAATTCTTTCATGAGACATGCCTCCTTGAATTTGTGCATGAAAAAAGCGGCCGCCCGTATGGACGACCGCTCAAAAGAGATTAAACGCTTAAAGAAGCCTTGACTTTAAAAGCTGTCCATTCGCGGTGCTGATCCGGGTCCATCGGACCCATGATTGTATAAACAATGTTGCCACGGATCAGTCTGCAGGAAGCGGTAATCAGCGGATTATACCGCAAAACAACATTCGCCGCGTCAATCACCTGGACGGACTGGGCAATCCACGCTTCGGTTCCGCCCAAAGGATACCATTTGCAACGCAGATAGCGGGGCGGATCAGTGGGAAGCAGGTTTCCAAGGTCAATCCAGTCGGTCGTTTTGTGAATACCTGTGCCGGTGACCACTTTCCTTTGAATGCGGATTAAGGTCCGCAGTTCAC